GGCTCATTTGTTGGCTCATTTGTTGGCTCATTTGTTGGCTCATTTGTTGGCTCATTTGTTGGCTCATTTGTTTGGTATATGTCGTATTTACAAATAGTTATAATACTATATTTGTTGGTCGTTTCTACACTTATAGTTCCGCATTTCTCCAACTTTTCCAACTTTCGTCTAATACTTATCTCTGGTATATTTGTTTCCTCAGAAAGTTTTCTTCTTCCTGTTATAATTTGCCCTCTTTTTATTATTTTTCCTCTCCAATTTTTATCTTCTATATTAGACGACAAAAGAAGATGAATAAACAAATGAACAGCTTGTGAATCTGTGTACCATTCCCAATCTTGAAGTTTTCTGTATATTTTGACCCATCCATTTTCCATATATCCTACGATTTGCTATCTTTAATAGACGCTCTCCTTTCTGCAAGATTCTTTAATACGCTATTAGTGTCAGAAAAAAGAAGTGTGTCGTAGTCGCAATTACCATCAAGCATAATTGTTGTTTTACGATTCAATAAATCGTCTATTATAAGTTGATTGTTATTAACAAAACTCTCATGTGCTATCTTGTATAGTATCGAAACAAGCTCGAAATTAGTAAATCCACTAATTAATAAATCGTTGATAAGATTTGTTACAGAATAGTCATTTTCTGATTGCATTTTATGTTCCATCCTATGACAATCTTCGCACAAAGTTATTAGCGTATTGTCTGGGTAGTCCCATATTTTCGCATCTTTCCTGTAACAAAGATGATGCACGTGTAGTGTTTTTTCTGTACTGCCGCAAATTTGGCAGGTGAAATTATCACGCTGCAAAATCTGTAATCTACGTTTCTGCCAATGTGGACTTTTGATTTGCTCGTTGTATGAGAGCGTTTTTTCTTGGTCTTTTTTCATCCCAATCTATTTTATCCCAATTAGTAAAAGATAAACCGGCAGGGCGATTGGGAACACCTTTTCGACGAGAGTAGCTAACACCGTCTATCCGGCTTACCATGAAATAATATTATCGCTTGTAAAGGTAGTAATTAATTTTATATTAACCTAAGATTAAACTAATTAATTTCTTTTAGCTAACATTTTTTCAGATATTGACTCTTATACCCTTTAGCGAACTAAGCCGTTTTACTTCTGCCGTATAGTGTTTTATCATTGCTTCAAGCTCAAAATCTGACCAGTGCTTCGCCTGATGCGCCTTTGCTGAAAGCAACTCAAACCGCTGCATACCAATCTTGCGTATTAAATTAGCTTGATAGGCTATTAAATGGTCGCTCGAAAATCTGTTACAACCTTTACATTCGGCATGACAATCATCTTCGTCAAAGCGAACAGACATATTTTTTCGACTAAAGAAATGACCGCAATCTGCCTGCTCAAACGACTTTATCTTCCCACAGGAGATACACTGGAAGTAACCATTTGGCATAGCATCACGCAAACGGATATATGCAGAAAAAATCTTGTCAAGTTTCTTAATAAGATTGGGTTTACTACGTATAGATTTCTTTCTATGTGTTTTTTCTTCGCTGTGAGTGTCCTTTGTCTTCCTTTTGAAGTAGTATTTGTTCATCATCGAAATATCGTCTTAAATCGCTTATTTTCGCCTAATTCTATTTCACTCATTTTACTCTCGAAAATAACCTCGCATCCGATTGCAGTTGCGACCATAAACTCAGTGTAGCATCCTTGCGAATGATTCCATTTATCCATCATGAAGATACAATCGCAATCAGTGAGTAACTGAATATCTCTCTTCATATGTTGAGCTGTTGTTGCATTCAAAGGTAACCCATTCTCCATAGGATTAACAACTTCGTAGCCTGCTGCTTCAAGCATTACTTGTGCAGCTTTGAAAGCCTTTTTTCTCTCATCCAAATCCTTACCACTAATAGGACCAGACAGATAACATCTATTCTTTTTCTTCATTTCTTTTCCTTTTTAGCATTTCAATTTCATCTTTCAAATAGAACATAGCTTTCTCCATATCTTCTATTTGTTTATCTCTATCGTTCATACCTTTTTCGTGCTTTAATCCAGCACGCCAAATGTACTTGATTACATTACCGATATTAAAATCATAATGACGAACAATGTCTATGCACTCAATACCGCTTGGGTGTTGATTATAGTGTGTCGGATGATTTACGCTACTTTCCTGTTGAGCCATATCCGCCTGTCCCCCTTTCTGTTTTAGATAATTCTTCGACTACTTCAAACTCTATCTGTGGGTATGGTAAAATAATCATTTGAGCAAAACGATCACCGACCTTGTAAAAATTGCCATCAAAAAGTGTCTTTAAGAACACGGCTGTTACTTCGCCACGATATCCACTATCAATTATTACACAAGAATTTGTTAACAACAAATCCTTACTTGCATTGCTGCTTCTTGGAACGATTAAACCGAAATATCCTTGTGGTATTTCAAAGGCAAGCCCGCAATGATAAATAACTTTATCGCCTATCTCATCTACACTTGCAACCGTTAGGTCAAGCCCAGCATCACCATTTTTCGCATAGTGAGGAATAGGTACGTTTTCTACTAATTTCTTAATCTTTACTTTCATATTTTTTTATTTTATTTGTAAATCTCTTTCTGCAAAACTTTCCAACAACACTTAGCAACCCAACCAACCATATATGCAGCATGCTCATCGTTCGTCAGACTATATTCAACCCCAAGCTCATTAAAAATTGCATTTACAGCATGTAGGCTTTCGTGGGAGATATTCTCAACAATCCTGCTTCCACATAGTTTAGAGCAGTTGTAAAATACTATCAGTACTCCATATTTGCCTGTTGCCTTGCGCATCATCTGTGGATAAGTTGTAGCGTATGCATCTTCTGATTTCTTAAATTCATAGCCTCCGTAAGTTGTAAATTTGTCTTTAACATCTTCCCAACTTGTTGCTATCCACAATTTCCGAGAGTATATATCAATATTAAATTCTTGAATCATTCACGTATATTCTGTGCTTTAAGTTCGTTATAACGTTTCTCACTTACAAGAAACACCCCCCCCTCCATTAAAGCGCAGCGCATAGTATTTCGCTTTGCCGATATGATAGCGTATGTTAATTGCAGCATATCCAAAATATCACTCATTTTAAAATATTCTATTAGTTAAAATTTTCCCATTACTTTTCACACACCAAAGTTGTGAGTTTGGTTTCTCAACATCTATTTTCAAATCAGAAACCTTGCCGAAACGCTTATAGTTTCCAGCTAAGTCTATAACCCAACCATCTTTATCTTTGAAAGGTCGGATACATCTACCAACTGCTTGGTAATACCATGCAAGTGATTTGGTCGGACGTGCTAAAATAACAGTGTCCAACGCAGGAAAATCGAAGCCGACAACCAAAACTCCAACATTCGCAACAACCTTTATTTTCCCACTTTTGAAATCATTTAGAAGTTTCTCTCTTTCTACTTTCGGAGTTGTACCTGTAACAATAGCAGCGGAAACTCCTTTTATCTTTAACTTCTCAACAAGGTTCTCAGCTTCTTCAACAAAGCGAGTAAAAACTAATACTCCTTTGCGTGGAATACCATTCTTTGGTTTCAGAACTCGCAATGTTGTAGTTGTGAGTTTATCAAAAAAGCCGGTTCTTTCATATTCAAGTTTCAAAGACTTCTCATCATAATCGGCACCTGTTGAATTACTTATAACATTCTCAATATTGATTGCAGTTAAATCGTAATACTTTAAGTTTGCCAAATACCCTTTTGCAAGTAAATCTGATGTTTGACAGACGTATAAAACCTCGCTAAAAATTCGTGGTCGTGTACGAGTGAGAAATTTAAGCATTGAGCCATTCATATACGAACTAAGACGATATGGTGTTGCTGTTAATCCTACTACCTGCCAATCTTCTGAATTTATAAATTTCTCATACATACCACCCCTGCTATTAACAACATGAACCTCATCTATAAGCACATACTTGAAATGCTTAAAGTCATTCATGTGATTCATTACGCTTCCGATAGTGGCAAAAGTGATTCTGTTGATATCCTTACAACCTACAGAAGCAGAATAGCAAGCACAATCAAGTATTCCATAACTCTGTAGTTTTTCAAAGTTCTGCATCAGGATTTCAGCACTTGGTTGCAGAACAACTAAAGGGGCGTTTAGACGAGAAGCAATATCAGCAATAATCAAAGACTTTCCTGACCCGGTAGGGCAAATCAATATTCCATTTCTTTTTGTCTTAGTGCTAAAAGCCAATATTGCAGCATCACTTGCTTTTTTCTGATAATCTCGAAGTACGAAACGTGTCATTGCCAATTCCAAATGTAACCTTTATGAGTTTTTCTTTTATTATTGCAACATTCTATAACATGGCTCGCGCAAAATCCATTTCTTCCAGCTTCGGCAGCGGAAACAAACCTTACACAATCCTGTGTTACCAACGAAGAACCTATTACAGGCTTGGAACATTTCTCTGCCATTCGAATCTTAGCTGTCCCATAATTGATATTATATTTCGCCGTACACCATTCCAAATTAGACACTTTGTTGTTTGTTTTATCTTCATCTTTATGATTAACTTGTGGGAGATTCTTCGGATTGGGGACAAACGCATCGGCAACAAGCCGATGAACAGATATTGTCTTGAAGTTTTTATTACTCCATAATTGGACCATTAAATAACCTTTATGATTGAGAACCTGACTAACAAACTTTTCTTTGGAGCGGAAAAACCCTTTGCCATTCCATATCTTTCTTGAAACGCTTTTTACATGTCCTAAATTACTGACTTGATAAAGGCCTTCAAAACCTTTTATATCTCTCCATTCTTCCATGATTTCATTGCTTTTTAGAGGATTGTGTGTCAAGACACACAATCCTGTTATTTAATAATTACTCATCTTCGTTTCCAAAAGGAAAATCGTCATCAGATGCAGACATTTCTTCAATACTTGGCTTCTTTACTTCTGGAAATTCTATACCGAACATTTCCTTCATAGCTTCTCTATTGACGTCTTCTTGTGACCACAATCCGTTACGGTCAAACTCTGGTATCTTCTGTGTTTTAACGAGCTTCATTTCTCCATCTACCCACGAGTAGAACAAAAAGTAACCGTTGAGCGCAATACGAACTGTTTCAGTTGAAGACAACTTGATATCAGTCGTTCCCTCTTTTACTCTTGCTGCCAAATCAGCAATTTCAAGTAAAATAGAGTTGTATGCTTCCTCAGCATTCTTCTTCATTGCCTTGATAGCTTCAAGTGTTTCCTGCAACTCCTGTTTACGCTTAGGAACATCGTTCTCTTCTTTCAGACAATACTCTTCACGAATCATTGCAATTTCGTGAGCATCATACTGACGAGTTGCCAATTCTCCTTCTGGGAACAAACAATTGAATTTTTCACGAAATACTTTCAATAATTCTTTTGAAGACTTGGCGCCTTTGCAAAGCACCATAACATCCTTAAATTCTTCTTTTGCTTTGTCGTCCAACACAAAGTCAATCTTTGCTGGGCGATACTCTTTTAAATCTGCGAGCATAATCTAATTTTGATTTATAAAAATTCTTTATTATTTTCTATTTGCTGCTGTGCATAAAACAGCATTTCGGACTCGTGGGGGTTTGGTAAATATAAGCCGCATTCTGACGCACTCCAATTACGGAATCTTTCGATTGCAGTTGTCATTTCTCCTTTGTCCAATTCTGTCGTGCTTCTTAAATAGGTTACTTGCTGTCCTCGCTTGTTAGTTCTCGTTCTCTCGAATATATCCTTATTGCATTTCTTCTTAAAGAAGTCATACTTGACTTGCTCTATTGGTAAGCCAAATTCTGAACCGAAGAAACCTAATAACACGTGGCAATATGAATTCTGCGCCAACGAACGAGTAGTTAACTTATTCTTCAATTCAACATAGGCTTTCTTTCGTTCCATGTCATTACATTTCTCCTTAAACTTTTGCAAGTCATATTCGTTCGAGAGATTATACAGAGCCATTTTTAACCAACTTATAATTTGCGAAGTGAACTGGCCTGCCAGTGATACGACTGACAGACTTTATAGTTTCTGTAATGATGTTATACCCATCATTACGCAAGTCAGAGATACGAGCACCAAGACGATAACATCCATACTCTCGTAAAGCAGTAAGAGGCTCTATACTACCAAACTTTTTCAAGTGGTCGAGTATAACTTTCTTTTGAGATAACTTTTCTTCCATGTCTTAGAAAGGTAAATCATCTTCATTCTGCGAAGCTACATTGCCTTGCTGACTTTGACTCTGCTCATTTGTGCTATTTTGCACTCCTTGCGAAGTAGCAGGCTGGCTATTACTTGGTTGCTGATAGTTTCCGTTTTGTCGTTGGTAAGGAGCAATATCATATCCTACAACTGACGTGAAGTAATCTTTCTTGCCATCTTTCTCGAAAGGTCTACCATTCAAAGCAAAGGAAATTGTAACCATATCACCAGCTTTGAAACTGTCTAACTTTGGAACATTTCGCATTACAAAGTCAAAGGCTGGATAGTTCTCAAACTTTTGCCCTGTCATAGGGTCATAGTGTGATGCATCAAGTACAATTCTCCTCTTTGTAAAAACGCCATTATTCTTTGTAGGAACATCAACAGCGTTCTCTATCAAAAGAATTTTTCCGCTTATTTGATTTGCCATATTATTCTTCGTTGAAAATCTTTTTATTTGTTATCAAACTCCTATTATCTTCAAGGAACTCACAAAATCGCTCGCAAATTTCTTTAAGAAGGACCTTACTTTGTTCGTGGTCATACTGATAAACCTCAGGGTATTGCACTCCTGTAATGAGAGGTGTTCTACTGGTACCGCCTTTCAAGGCGTATGCAGTGAACTCAAAAGAGTTAATCTCAGTACACATTCCACTTTCAATGAGCGTATAGGGATATGCGTGCCTTTGCCAATACTTAGCGTACTTTCCGAATTCATATCGAGAAGTGGTCTTTAAGTCATAGACCTTATTCTCACGCAACTCATCTATATATCCGTATAGCTCAACTTTGCCAAACTTGGTATCAAGAGTAGCTGACGTGAATACTTGGCTTAAAGAGCCTTTGAAATACTCTGCAACAGACTTACAGAATGGTATGTCAAACAGAAACTCGAAATAATCACATGCAGCATATATGAATGGCGATATGGCTTTCTTACATAGAGCTTCACAGTGAGGTAAATCATGCTCTGGGATTATTGAAATTATCCCATCCAACTTATCAGCAATGCGGATATGGTTCCTATTCCGTGCATTAAACAAATCTGTCCCACTTGTTATAGTTTTGATAATAACGTTGTCATTCTCACTTCTCCTGTTATGGATAAGGCAATCAACGACCTCATTAAAAGCTGTACCCTTGCTTGCAGCTTCCGACGGTTCATGTGGCACTCGGTTAATAGCATCTAATAACTCTTGCTTTAGAAGAGCGTCCACTTCTTCTTGTGAGAAGTGGAGCGTATCTTCTGTTTCAGAGTAATTCTTATGCCATTTACCTTCTTCATCTTGATAGAAGTAATCCTCTGCTTGAGTGTCCAAATATGTTTGAAATCGGTCAAGCAGAGTAGCATAAAATCTGTATTTAAGCATACATCTTACTCTTTTTGTCAAACTTCAAACCCAGTTTTTCGCACTTTGCTTTGACGAGCAAACCAATCTTAAGTTTGCTATCCCAAATCTGCTTTGTTTCTGCAAAGGACTTGCAGAAATCATTGGCAGTGCTCGCATCAACAATGGCTTCAACTTCTTCCTTAGCAGACTCAATCAGTTCGTCATATTCCTTACGAATTTCTCTCTCGTTCTTTAAGTAGCCGTGGTAGCTATCAAAGATATTAGTAAGGAAACTGTTCTCTCCTGTAACAGATCCCTGTTCGTTAATGATTGTAGGAATTTCCATTGCATTCGGGAGATTGCAAGTATTCTTGGTGTATGCTTTTTCGCTCACACCCCAATATACATATCTCTTCTCTCCGTAGGCTTGCATATATCCTACCAAGTCCAATTCCTTGATAAGGTCACCAACAGAGCTGCCACCCATTTCTGGACGAACAATCTTTTGTTCTCCATCTTTGTCCTCTCGTTCGTGGGCGATAAAAACAAGGTTCTTACCCATCATGCTCACCTGCTTCAAGAAGTTGATAAACATATTCTTTCTTGCTCCAAATCCTTGAAGTGAAAGACTGCCATCACGCTTTGCCATCTTTGGCTCATTCTTAATGATGTAAGCTGACATAAAATTGAGAGCCTTGCCTGCTGTATCAATAACGATTGTCTTATACTCAGACAAGTCCTCATTGAGAGCAGCGATAACATCGTCCCATTTTTCAACTTGCAGTGTTGGGACTTGGAAAGCTCCATTTACACGTTGTACGCCGCCATCAAAATCCAACAAAACTGGACTTGGTGCTGATAAACCTAATGTAGATTTTCCCATACCAGGTGCTCCATAGATAAGCACCTTAATTGTGGAGTTAATAGCCAACTCCGAAGGCTTCTTAAATAAACTCATTGCTCTTAGTGTGTTTAATTAAACAAATTATTATTATTCGCATACTGAATAAATTCAGACTTTTCATGTATTCCCAATTTCAAGTAAACCGACTTGATATGGTTCTTAACCGTGTAAGGCGATATGTAAAGTTGCTCTGCAATTTCTTCCTTGCTAATGCCTTTGTAAACAAGTTTCATTACTCGCAACTCTTGTTCAGATAATTTGGAATTGAACTTTGGGGAACAGATAACTCCCTCGTATTTGCATTCTCCTCTTAAAGGACAATCAACTTTTTCAAAGTGGTATCTTCCACTTGTATCAATATCAGATGATGTACAATCCAATTTCCCAAAATTACATTTGCAAAATCTTCTAACCATCAAATACTGATAATAAGGGACATTTGCGCTACTTCTTGAATATTCCTTAGAAAGAGCCTTATAAGCAGCAGGATAACACTCTATGATTTGTCCTAATACAGAACCTATAAGTCCAGTATTAGACTCGTTTACAATTTGATTTTTACCATCTTCGGATTTACACCAAAGTTCTCCGTCAAATATATAGAATTCTACTTCGCCCATAACTCTTCTGCTGGTATTCCTGTAAGCTCTACAAGTACACTAATGTGTTTGTCGTTAGCTGGTTTCATTCCATAGAATATCCAATTTCTAACAGTAGTGGCAGAAACACCAGTCTTTGCAACAATCGAATTTACAAAATTTGTTTTAGGGCATTCTGCATCAGGTAACCCTTCATAGTAGCCCCGTAGGGTCATTTTTTCTTTGTTTTTCCTCATACTATTGTTTATTTCAAATACTTTTTATATTTTTGCATTGTTGTTATTTATATTGTAATGCAAAGGTAATAAATATATTTAGATTAATCTAAGGTTAGTCTAAATATATATACCAACTTAACATTAATTAAGAAATGAACGAAGTACAGGATAGGTTAAACAAATTTATTGCATACGTTGGATTAAGCGTATCGCAATTTGAACAGACTACAGGCTTGGGAAATGGCTTTGTATCTAACACAAATGCAAGAATGCGCAATAGTTCAAAAAAGCTCATCTTGGCAAGATTTCCAGAACTTGATATTGATTGGCTTATGAGGGGAAAGGGAGAAATGATTAAGCCTAATACAAACATTATAAATTCATCTGGTAACAATTCGGCAAATGCTATAAATGGGAACGCTACAATAATATCAACTTCACAAAAAAGGTACAAAGAACAGATTTCAAAAGAGAACGATGGAATAGTATCTGAAACAAATGAAATCTTAAATAATATACATATAGGTGATTTGTTCAAAGAAGCAACTTCTGCTATTATAAACAACGATGATAGTATGAGAGAGTATCCTATCGGAGCAATAATTATTCTGAAGAGATTAACAGATGATAACAACATCATCTGGGGAAACAATTACTATATAGAAACGTGTGACTATAAAATAATAAGGCGTGTACAAAAAAACAATGACAAGCAGATAACAGCTTATAGTTCTAACGAAAAAACAAATCAGGATGGCACATTAATACACTCTCCTATAATAATTCCTAAAAAATCAATTATTAGCATAAGCTCAGTGCTTGGATATATAAAAAAAGAAGAAAACAATAACATAGTTTTATGAAACAGATAAAATCATCAGGTAAGCAATCAGCTAATTCAGTAAATGGTAGTAGCACACAAATAACAGGGCATAGCACTACTGTAAACAATTATTCTATGAATGAAAACCTTGAAGATTTTTATAAATCAAGTCATATAAAAGCAATAGATATAATAAAAAGTCAAAGGTTAGTAATTAGTAAGTTACAACATCAAATTGATAGAATGCAGGACCAAATTGACTCTACGCAAGAGATAAAAAAACAAACTTGTAGTATTATTAATGAAACTTTTGGGGGAAAAATGATATGCGGCTAAATTCACCTGAAGCAACAGAGATAAACAAAAGATTCTTCTTAGTAATAGATTACCTTGTAAAGAAAAAAATAATACGAGGGCTTAATACATTTACAAAGATGCATAATATAAATTACTGGAATCTTTGTACTGTAAAAAATGAGCCAGAACGTAGAGTTCTAAAGGTTGAATATATAGCATACCTTGCGAAAGACTTCAACATATCGCTAGAATATATACTATTTGGCGATACCCCTATGCGAAAAGAATAAGATAAAAACCTACATAACATACTTGTTCTATTCAAAGCAGAAATAATATAGCTATTCTCCAGTGAGAATGAGTTTCGAGACCCGGACACCCACGATGTGTTTCGGGTCTTGCGTTTTTAAGGTATTGGCTCATATATAAAACGCAAAAAGCCCCACTATCCATCACGGACGGTGGGGCTTACTACATAATTATGAGTTGAAAAGAGTTTTTATATATCTGTCCAATATCTGTCTAATATTTGGACTATTTTAGTTCTGTTTAGTCAAGTTGAGTTCTTTTGCGAGTTTGTTAAGTTTCGATAGGCTGATGCCTAACGTTTTGACAAGGTCTATGTTTCGTGTGGTTGAGTAGCTGCTTTTTAGATATTCCATTTGTGCATCTGTGAATTGCAATGGTTGGAACGGCTTGCGGTTGTGGTTCATTTCGGCACGGTCGGCTTCCAACTGTATGGTGGGGTTGAGGCTTAGAGCCTCTTTGCCACTTTGGTTTATGCTTTGCTCCGACACTATTTTTGTTTCTATAATGTTTAGGGCAAGGCGACAGTTGGGGTCGTCGTCCAGCTTGATGTTGGCACAATCTCTACAAAGCACGTCCGTAAGATTGTCCCACGCTGTAAACACTCCGTCTAATCGGGCGGCTCTGTATGTTTCTTTAAAGTTAATAGGCGGTATAGACGGCAATTCTTTAATGAACCTATCGAATAAAGTAACACAGTAGTGCAGCATTTCGTAGGTACATAGCACGTACGATTTCAGTTCGCTACCATCAATGTTTCTTTTGTCCAACACTTGTTTAATGGCAAGTCTGAAGCGGAACACATCGGGTTTCAGCCGTTCTTCCAAATCGTCAAGGTAGTCCATATAGAACTGGCGTTTGTCCATTTGTTTATTGCGCATATCGTCCATATTCTGACGGTCGAAATTGTTATATCTCTTCACTGCCAAACGTGCGTTGTGCCTTGCCTTTCCTTTGTATTGGTTTGTTTTGGAAAGCAAGTTTATGGTGTCGAGCATAACAGTTTGCGCCACGCTGTTTGCTCCACCTATTATCACGTGGAATAGGGCAGAAATATGGTTTAGCGTTTCGCGGTTCTGTTGCCACGTTTGCGCCAAATCGGTTTGCTTTATTCCTGTGAATGGGGTTTGTGGTTTAAATATGTTCATTATACTTCCTCTTTAAAGCGTCCACCGACCGTTTAAAGAATCGGTAGACAGTTTCCTCGCCATATTTGGCTACTAAATAAGTGTATTGCTCTATTGTCATATTGTTTCGTGTTTTTACATCCATAGATATACGCTCGTATATCCCTAGATGTACGCTTGTATATCTATGGATATAGATTTGCGTGTCTATTCTTTGGTTGCTCTTTCCCACGCTTCTTTGCCAAACACTTGCCACGTGCCGCCACTGAACTGCACCAATACTGTGCCTACGGTGGCTATCAGTCTGCCCTCCGTACAGCTACGATACAGTTTAATGTATGGCTTTCCATTTTCGCCCTTGTCAATGCTTTCAACACACGGTAGGCGAAATATGTCGTTAAGATTTCGCCCATCAAAGGCTATTGCTTGTTTAAATTTCATCGTTGTTTCTCCAATGCTAAGAAATTAATAATTGTGGGTATAAGGCTGATTACCATTCCTATAAAAGGAAGATATATGTCTTTGTAATGATGGTGAGAGATTGCCCCCATTAGGGTAACTTCCCACATAATGGTTATGAATGTCCACAACCAAAAATTCATTCTTGTTCTTTTCATTTCTGTAGTTCTTTAATTAACGCATCGGCATACTTTACAGCTACCTTTGCCACTTCGTCTGCTTCCATTTGCCACGACTGCACCATTAAGGTTTGCATATTGGCAATGGCTGTGTTAATTCTTATTTTGTTCCAATCTGTGGAGAGTGTGTTTACTCTCTCCAGTTCTTCGGGTTTAAGTTCCCACATATCGCCCTCGTTGCCCTCAAAATCAAGGTTTACTGTGCCTGATTTAAGGTCGTCGAGCGTGGAGTATAAGCCTACAACTGTCATTGGAAACCGTGTGTGTTTTTCCTGCACACGGTCGCCAATTCTTATATCTGTTATCTTCATTCTCCTATTTCTTCGTGGTAGTTTCTTAATGTCTCCTTTACACGTTTAGCAGCCTCTTCGGCTTGCTCTTTGTTTTTAAAGTAGTTGCCCATCTTCCACCTTTCTTTATTAAAGATATGAGAATCTTCTATATCCGAATGACAATCTAAAAGGTGATTTATATAGTAGTATCTTTCGTCAAAAGATGCTCTCCATCGCACTTTCTCTACTCTTTTCTCTTCGGCATTCCATTTTAGTCCTTGCTCTTTCATCTTATCAAAGAGTAACTGTTTTTCCTCTTCGGTGGCGTGGCGTAAAGTACCATTTCCCCATCTTGCGTCTGTACAATTTGGCAAGGTAATGCAATTTAAAACATCAAGACCAATGTAATATTTGTGGAAACCATTTTTGTCTGTACCTTTATAAATAAAAGGGCAACGATAATTTAAGTAATTTAAATGTGCAAGTATATCTCCGTCCTTAAATTCTTGTTCTTTTTCAAAGACAACCACATCGTCCTTAATAACCGCCTTGCAGCCTTCTGGGATATTAAGGCTATCCCCAGCCTTTAACTTTATTTCCATAATTATTTTGTTATTAATTTACACAGTCATTCCATTTGGGTATTTTGTACTTAATGCACGATAATTTTTATCTGCTTTCTTTCCACACTTCGGACATACTTTGTTTGGGATTACTTCGTTATGGAAATACTCATCGTCATATCCATAACTTTTTACAGTATATCCACAATGTTCACACTCATATACCGCCTGAAAATCTCTGCGATGTTGTGATATTATTTTCTTTATCTTCATAGTTCATTTAATTTAATAATTTCACTTTCCTCCATCATATCAAGAGAAAACCATTCAAGTTCTGTTTCCTTGCTCATTTCGCAATCGTCGCCAAATTCATCGTCCCATACTTGGTAATATTGGTTCCATACACTAAGAGACAGGTACCCATTACGTTTGACAACACACGTAAGTGTGTCTTTTTCGTTCTTAAGGTTTGGAAGCTCCTCTTTTGAATTGTGCCACCTAAAAGTTGTTCCATTTTCAATAATTTTTCTTTCCATATTTTTACTTTTCTTTTAATTGTTATTATCTTAATTCTAATTCTGCATTGCATTCCTTTGAATAGTCAAAGAGCATACTCGCAATAATGATACGTATATCGTCATTTACAACAAACTCGTTTACACCTTCAGGCGAGTTGTTTGTCATCTTAACAGACGCAATGTTAAGAAAATCCATTGCCTGCTTTAGAGTTTGAAGATACTTAGCAAAGATGTAAGCATTTCCCACCATAATGACGGCATCGTTTGCAATAACTTTCTTACCAGTTCTCTTTGTCTTCTCGTGTTCCATCTCTCCAGTGCCATCGCATATAGGGCAATCCATCAAGCGTTCGTGGGTGTGCAAATGATTGTCCTTGTATTCCCAATACACCTCTCCTGTACCATCGCACTCTTCGCACTCCACGGCATCTTCGATGACAACTTCTTCATCAACCAAAGGACACGCCTCTAATGCTTTGTTTAATGCTTCAATAGTGATAGTCTTTTCACAAGGATATTCTAAGTTAGGCATTGGCAAACTCTCCTTAATATATTCGCCAACAAGAATTTCGGGATTTACCCTAATAAGAGTATACCCATCAGTACTCCATACCTCGTTGTACCTCGTATTGAAAAACGGATAGGAGCGCAAGTTGTTAGAATTGCTTTTATCGCAGAACTTATTTAGCAGTTCCGCTTCATTATTTATCTTCATAATATTTACTTTTTACGTTTTTTTCTCTTACTTGCGTAAGGTGCTGACCCTGCACGTGATTTGCTCTTTTTGTTAGGTAGATAACTACAATCTATCATTTCTACAGGTTTTATGGGAATGACATATTCCATTCTTAATTCGTCCATATATTATTTTTTATAACATTCACAATTAATATTTGGACACTCCTCAAATCTTTCATTAAGGAACGTCCAGCAGTCTATCGTGTCTACCCCGTTTGCACAATGGCAAATAGGGAGGGAGCAGTGTTTAGGGATTATTTTATTCATACGTTTACTTCATTAATTCGGGGTTATCGTGAATATTCCCAACTATTTCCATTATTTCATTATCAGGCACTCCGTCTATCACCGTCGGGTATAAACGGTATCCTTTCCAATTGAAACACCAACCGCTTATACGGATAGGGTTGCCGTCAGGCACAAAATCGGACAAGGATTTTAATATTCTATCTTCACTTGCATATTCTACTACAAAATGTCGTATAGTGCCATCAGGAACTTGGAAACGTAAAATATCCCCCTCAAATATTTTATTGCCATTCTTGTCTTTTAATCCTGTATACTGTCCAAGTGTTTCGGCTTTCACTGGCACGTAATAAAGAGTGTACCTACCCTCTTTCTTTATATACTTTTCAGACTTCACAATATCTGTGAATATGGCTACTATCTCGTTTCCAAGTTCATCTTTACATTGCTGTAATCCTTTGCCATGAACCCACTCGCCATTATCTACTCTTTTTCCTCTAAATAAAATTTCACGCTTCATAATCTTTCAATTCTTTTTCTATTTTTTCTATGTTCTTTTGTATGCTATTTACAATCTCGTATTCCTCCTGTATAATAGCCAATGTCTTTAAATTTCTCATATTCGCCAACAACGAAAGCAGTTGATATTTATACATCATTCGTTGATTAGCAAACAAATTATCTATCCGCTTGTTTAGCTTTATGTTCTCTGTAATTATTTTCGCAAGACCTAAGCAAACAAACGAGAAAACCAAAGCAATTAATAAATTAATATATACTATCATAACTAATAAGCATAAATGTGAAAAGATTTATACATAATATAGCATTCTCGAATATCGCTTTGACCGCAATCTACATCTTCATCTGTTGCAATGAATATGCATTGTTTATCGTTTATTGTTATTCCGTTCATAAATCAAAACTAATCTTAGGTTTCAAAAAACTAATCAAATAATTCTAATTGTCGGGGGTTGAATACTTCTTTATAATAAGCAATCTTACGCATTGCCTCTTTAAGTATTGGAAGTACAGACGAACCCCTAATTTCGGGTTCGTTACTATCGTTATCGTCTATATCTCCGCCCCTGAATTGAATTTCATTTATAACACGTTGGCATTTCTCTTCTAAGGATTTTAAGGCTGCATTGATAGCTTCTTTTTCGGTGCTATACCCACCTGTTAGCGTATCAACATAGCCTGCACCACAACCACCGCCTTGCGTCCCAAAATTATAATTGAATCCGTAATCCCAACACTCATTGTCTGATTGCGCTGTTGCGACTTCAAAGTAATTTGTTTTATTATCCCATTTTATCTTAACATTCGGCGTTAAGCATACATCGCAAATATTGAAGCCAAACTCTTTGTATTGATGCACTATTTCGGGTCTGTCCTCCAAATGTAAGTATTCGCCCCATTCTTCGAAAGTGAAATTTTGCCCTGTGCATTTGCAGCTATGGTGAATATCTCTGTTCATAATTTATTTTTTACGACAGAATAACCATTTCGTTAGGGTATTCTCCCTCAAATTCTACATTTTCAATATTTCTTTGACCGCAGTATTCTCCGCCATCGTCTCCGTTTTGGATTACCACTTCAATATCTCCGTACTTTTCGTACTTTTCTTGAAGTTCTTTCTGTAATTCTAATATTGTCATAACTCGGAATTATCTTTACTTATTAGAAACCTACTGCGTCAAACCAATTCATAAGTTTGCCATTGCTTTTTAACCGATACTTCCATCTACCTGTAATGAAAAAGTGTATGGGGCTTGTCATCAACATAATTATAAATGTAATGAAAGCAAAAGGCATAGATAACCTAACAAGCAGAGACACGGGTTTCTCTTCGGTAGTGTAAAATTCAATACCAAGTTTTCTAAACCTATCTACCATTTCTTCATTACTTACATTTTTAAGTTCAGGAAATGTTTCCTCAAACTCAGGAATATAGTGCATATACCCATTTGAACACACTCGCCTTAACTCTGTAAACATAATTTTTGAAATCATAATCCCAATGCTTGTTTAATTTGTTTCTTATAGTGTTCGTTGGCTGCCAGCTTGGCTTCTGAAAGTGAGATATAACAACTGATAAAATAGCTATTACAGAATAAATGAAATTCGTTATAAACAAATTCTATCCTGTAGAACCAGTTAAAAACTGTTATGGCAATATATAGTCCATCTTTGCCAATTCTTTTCCACTTCAATTTAGGCATATTCTCCACCACGCTCTCACGACCTGCATTGAAAGCGTATCTAATGTCATCGAAGTTAAAACAGGGTTCATCTGTAAAGCAGGGAGCATCGTCCCCATTTACACGGTGATACTCTTTCTCTGCATACTCATCGGCTAAATCTTTCTGTGTCATAGTCCCAACCTTTCTTTTACTTTCTGTTTGTAAACATTGTTCGCAAACTCTTTCGCCTTTGATAAGGTAGAACGAGTACACAAAGTTCTGCCGTTGCAGTCTACATCAAATCCACCTTTTAAAATCGGACGGATTATAAATAGACCTACAAACGTGCAAGCCGACATTTCATACCTTTTAACCGTCCAGTCTAACGGTTTTATGCCTTTGTAGGCATCTTTCAATCCTGCCTTATAAGTATCTTCGATTAGACGCAATACAAAGTTTCTATTAGGTGTATTTCTCTTTACGCCTCTTACGTCCTCCATATAAGAGGCACATAATTTTTCAACTGTTTCTTTCTTCATAACTTTTATTGTTTATTGTTTTATTAAATATTTTATCTAAATGATGGTTCGTGAGCAAAGTTTACAACGTGCATCATCTCTTTAAATCTATCAAGTAGACGCTGGTCGTAATATTCCCCAATCTCTTTTGAAGTAAGATTTGATGTTGTTATCGTACAAAATTGTTTTTGATAGCGATAATGTATAACATCTGTAACTGCCGTAACAGTATCGCCATAGTTAAGACTTTCGCAAGGCTCTGTGCCTAAGTCATCTATACATAGTATCTCTATGTTCTTTAGAAGACGAAATTCTGTAGTTGCTTTTTCGTTTTCTTTTGTCGGATTGTTGTCAGCTTTAGCCAGCTGCACAAGCTCCTTTGCTGTTACAATTCTGAAACCGCTGTACGGTGGCTCTCTGTTCTCGCAACGCTCTCCTAAATGGAGATAGAAATACAATGACTGCAACGCCAGCACAAGAGTTGTTTTCCCGTTGCCTTTATCGCCACAAATAAACAACCCAAATGTTGTTTCGTTTGATGTCAGCCACTTAGCGACATCTAATATATGCTGTTTATATTCTTTGCTATCAACAAATTTTCTCATTCGTGCTGCAACTTCGGCTTTACAAGCTGCATACAGCATAGTATATACTTGTTCTGTTGTGTATGGTATTCTAAAACGTGTCGGTATATTCTTTCTTTTTAGAAGAAGTGAGAACATTGCCTCTACGTCTATTTTTTGTTTCTTGTCTATTGCTTTCATTGTTTTGCATTTTTCTTAACCAATTATTGAAGTGCTGCTTTGCATCTCTGATATTGGCGTGTTCCTCTATTCCATCTGCCAAACATTGCAGTTTAAAATCGTCCAACTTGTTTATTAATACATCTTTTGGTAAGTGATGCAATGTTTGTAAGTTGTCGAGCCATACACAGGATAGTTTTAGTTCTTCAATTTCTTTATCTATTCCTGTAGTGTTTTTTTGTTTGACAGATTGTTTGTTTTCTATGCAACTGTAATCTTCTATGGCTATAGAGTTGTTGCATATCTTAGAAATTCTTAGGTATCGTTTCTGAATGCCCTTTGATGTTAGAATCTTTTCTTTGTATAGATATTCAGAATTGAATAATCCTACTTTTGCACAACAAATTACAGCTTCCTTTACGAAAGCTACATCTAAATTTAAGGCTTGCATAACAAGTTGTACTGTGGTCTTATTCCACGATATATAATATCCATTACGATATATTTCGCATAACAGATAAACATATACTGTTGCTGCTTTTGCTCCCTGATATTGTATAAGCTTTCGTACTTTAGCATCTTGGAAGATGCTAATTTCGATAGGGTAATAATCAATATCCATTTTAGTAAAATTTAAGGTAACTTTCTACTTCATTTATAAATTCGTCTAACGAATGGCAGACGATATATTTATATTCTCCCTGCTCCGTTACAAGCTTCTCCCATTGTTTTTGCGATGGGCTTTGCTTGCCTTTTGCAGTTTTCATTTCAATGAGCAAAGCTCCATAGAAACGATTAGGTATAAGCAGTATTAAGTCTGCCACACCTGCCACAACGCCCTCTTCTTTGAGTATTGCAGCTGTGCGTGCATCTCGTTTACCTCCATTTGGAACAGCAAATAGGCGACCTTGTAACTTTCTATGCTTTAAATTAAACCACCGCACACAAGAACATTGTATGCGGTGTTCCTCATTAGAGGGTGATTTGCGCTTGGCTTTCTGTTGAGCCAATGCTTGCTCAAAAGTCAAACCCATAGCTTATTATATTTCCTTATTTTCTATTCGTCTTTTTTTTTACATATCGCGCAACTATGATTGAACGCTCTTTCTGCTGAGATTCGTCTTCTTTTGCTCTTTCGATACGTTGATAAAGAGCATCAGCATATTTTTGCATATGCTCTAATTGTCCCATAAGTTCTTGCCGTTTGTACCAATGCAATGTGCCGATTGTAAAGCACGCTTTCATAGCCTTGTTGATACGCTTGGTTAGCTCTGTAAGCTCAAATTCCATTCTATTAATGAAAGTTTCAGTTAATACATAACCCTCCTCGAAAGCTTTTTTAGGCGACCATGACATATAGCCGTCTTCGTATTGAATGAGATAACCCATCATATTCTCACTGTCATCTCCATAGATTTTTCGACCTATGATTTTCTGCGCATCAAACAAATCGCAGGGTGCTGCTTTTACACTTTTAGTACAAGTGTATTGTTTCATTTTTTCTTCCATTTTACACATAATTTTTTTTGTTTTTTTGTTAGACATTTATTTTAATTAATGGATAGGGCAGGACTCGAACCTGCACGAGTGGTGTTTTTTGCGGATTATCTGTCTTGGCTATAACAGAGTCCTAAGATGTCTCGCAAGTTTCAGGTTTGGTTATTGTCTGTTATCTTGGAATTTTGCACCTTACATCTTGATTAGCGTCTACCAATTCCGCCACCTATCCAAAAACCATACGTTGTTGTCTATTTCTCGATGAATGGGATTTCGGGCGCAATCTCCTTGATGGATTCAATCTGTTCATCAATGATAGTGTCCAGTGTTTCTTCTACAACTTGCTGTGCACTTGGTGAAATAAGCTGCACCGTTACGTCGTGCCCATTGATAGTGGCATACGTTTCCACTTCGATAGACTGCGCTTTTGTGCCTTTGAAAATTGGCAGTACTACAAAGAAGCGGTCAGGCATATTGGAATCTACAATTTGTGAATAGTTGTCCGTATATGAACCGTTTTCCTTGCGGTCTCGCTCGTAGTCGGTGTTCACCTTTGCCTTGAAGTTCTTAAAGACTGACACCAATTTCATGTTGGTATCACGCTCGGCAAAGTAAGCACGGTTCATCTTGATGAATTGGCTAAGCTGAATAGGTTCCCATTCATAGCCATCATTGATGTGGAACGCTTCAAACTGACGGGACAGCTGCAATTGTCCTGTAACGATAATTCTGTTACGTTTGTCTGTCTCGTTGCAAACAAGCATCATTGTTAGGTTATCTCGGTCTACAATGATATGCGTGTGTTCACGGTCTATCTGACCATCGCAACCCCAGCGTTTCTCGAGGAATGAGAAAATAGTCCCAATAGTACCTCTTACGTTGAGGTTTTCGGGTTCAAGCACGGGTAGCTCGTTCACATTGCCTACTTCTCGAATGATAACCTCTGCCTTTTGACAGTCCTTATCAAGATTGATTTGCATTTTTTCGTTTGTCATAATTAAATGTTGTTAATTGGTTTGTTACTCTGCTTTTTTGAACTCTTTGAACAAAGTTGGTGAGAGTTCGTCTCTTGTTGCAGGGCGACTTGACACAAGTACACCCTCTGCATTATAGAAGCATGCCATACGTTCTTCTTCGTCTACGAATTTGTAGACTTTTTCTGTTACGACGCGGCTCTTCGCCTTAATGTCGGCAAGCAGTTCTTCGACGTCCTCTTTTAGAGGTTTTAATTCAAGGTTCTTTTCTGCTTTGAAGTCTTTAATTTCTTCTTGCAGGTCATGAATTTTGATAGACTTCTCTGCAAGTGTAGTCTTCTTCTTTGCAAGTTCGTCGGCATCAAACGCTTTACTGTAATCCATTTCGACAACTTCGTCTGCATTGTCGATAAGGAACTGTTTGCGCTCGTCCAAGTTCTTGATGTCTTGTCCTAATACTTTCTGCATGATTTCTTCTTTTTATTTGTTTTGTGGCATAATCGCCCTGCCGTTTCTGGCATGAAATTTCTCCATTTGGTCTTTCGGATAGCAACCTGCTGCTATCATCAAATCTCCTCTACGATTGTAGGGGGGTGCGTGTTTGATTATTATTTCCATTATAATTTTTTATAATGTTATTTCTACTCCCTTTTTAGCAGCTACAGTGCGCTTGCCTGTTGCCCTGCGGACTGCCCTTACAAATTCAGTTTCGTTGCTGTTGCCGTCTGACAGGTGCAATAACACAATGTGTTCTGTTTGGCTCAAATCGTTCCGCTTTAATATGCCAATTGCATTGTCTATACTTAAATGACTCAACATCAATCGGTCTCTCATAACCGCTGGTACTCGTCCGCTGATGATATTGCTGTCCAATATCTCGTCCGAATAATTAGCTTCTATGAGCCAATGGTTAATGCCATTGAAGTTGTAGGGCACTGCATAGGTATCTGTTGCGAAGAACAACTTGCCAAACTCTTTGTGCCATACAAGGTAGCCTACGCACGGCACATCGTGGTACACATTGAAAGGTATAACTTTAAAGTTGCCTAACTTGTAACATTTGCCGTGTTCTGCAGCTTTAGCACTGTAGCCTAAGTGTTTTGCTTCTATCGTTTCTTCGGGCGCAAGCAATGGTATCGCTGCATCGGTGTACTCCTTTGCGAATGCTGCGTGGTCTCCGTGCTGGTGCGAAACCAAACAGCCGACTACCTTTTGAATATTCCAGTTTAAAACCTTTTTGGCTTCCAACAGTGGTAGCCCTGCTTCTATTATCAAGGCTTCGCTATTGTTCTGAATTATATAGCAGTTCCCTTTTGAAGAACTGCCAATGCAAGTTAATACCATTGCTTGTACCTTTTAATTAGATGGGACACTTGCGCTCGCTTTTATTCTCGGGTTGTGGAGTGTCGGTTACTGGTTCATAAACTGCAGGCTCTGAAAAGTCGATAGTTTCCTGCTTCTTATATTCCAACTGTGGGGTTTCGTTCGCCTGCACTGTTATTTGCTGTTGTGCTGCATCACGAATAGCTTCTGCACTGCTTGGTGGTGTCATAGACAACTCTTCCTCTTCTCCGTCAGTTGCACTATCTAATTCTATTTTGCAAGCACGTGCAATGACTGTTTTCTTGCACATTTGGTCTGTGAAGTTTTGATGCGCACCACTTGTGCCACGTGCTGCACCTTGCTGCCACGACTTGCGGATTTGGTCCATTGTCATAACCTCCAAATGCTTGTTACCATCTTTGTAAATCACGACAGCATAAGCTGCTTTGATTTTGTCGGGATTGATGTTTTCTATTGCTGTCTCGTGTTTTATCAATTGATAATATCCGTTCTTGTCTACACCGTAGACAAAATTATCTCCCTCATAGATGACCTGTGCCACCACTTCTTGTATATTGGTATCACGCTTTGCACGCAATAGCTTCCCCGTGTAGCGTTCCCAATATTCAAGAGAGTTACCACAAGCAATAAAGTAGCAGTGTTTTTTAGGGTGCTGTCCACGTATCACCATTTCGAGTAAGCAATTACAAATGCTTAATTTGGTGCATACATCTATTGCTTTCTGCTTTGTGCGTGTTTCTATCGTTTGCAGGTATATCCACGCACTTTTAAGAGCATTACCTACATTGTAGTCTTTCGGCAGCACAAGTCCGCCTGTCTGTTGCAATTCTTCGACCTGTTTCATCACCGCATTTACGGTCGTGTCCTGCATTTCTTTTAATGCTTTGTTGTTTTGCGATGGAAGTTGCACAGGTGCTGCGTTCTGTTGTGTAGCTACTGGTGCAGCTGTTTGTTGTTGTGTCATAATTTTTTTGTTTTTAAGAGTTTACTATGATTAATTCTTTATTTTGCGCACTTACCACAAGGCGTATTTGCTGGCTTGCCGTTGGCAATATGTCTGTAATGCTTTCTGCATTATCAACAATGATAGGCGCAAAAGCATTGTGGTGCCTGCACATTGCGTTGATTATATCAATGCCAGCGTTTATCTTTTCGCTATTCGACAAGTCTTGGTAAGGCGTGCCGTGCATAGTGCATTCGCACTTTGTTTTGATATTACCATTAAGGTGGTGTTCAAACATTGTAAATTTTACAATATCAAACATCTTATTCACTTTCTTTTCCAACTCTTCTATATAATATTTCACCAGTTGCATAGCTGTATTGTCCTGCTGCTCTAAATCTGTTAGCTGCTGACTAAGGCTTTGCTGCTCTGCTGTAAGTTCTGCGATGCGCTTTTCCTTGCGCTCTATCTGCTGTTTGTTTTGGAGCTGGTCTCGGAGTTGGTCTCGGAGCTGCTGTTGCCCTTGCTTCTGCTCTTTTATACGGTTAATTGCCTCCTGTTGTGTAGTGTTATCCTCTTCCTGCTCGAGTTGTTGTAACTTATCTTCCTCGCCTTTAATAAGGCTTGTGAGTTCAACAACTCTGCTATCCGTCGTGTAGTCTTTCTTTTCGGGTTGAGTGCCTTTTGCTTTTTCAAGTTCCTTTTCAAGATGAGCTATTTTTTCTTCCGCTTTCTGCTTCTCTTCTGCACAGCGTTTGCTTTCTTCCTCTATGCTCGCCTGCTGCTTTGCAATCTCTTTGGCTTCGACGTCCAGCAAGTCTTGTTTCTTTGCCTTGCTTTCATTGAAGTTACCTTGCAAACGCTCACGCAGACTGTTAATATCCTCTTGTGGAAGTCGCTGGTGGCACGTCGGGCATACCTCGTTAGCTTCGTCCCATTGGAAAGTTTCGTCCTCCACCTGTTGCCAGCGTGTGCGAAAATCTGACTTTTGTTTTTCCAGCAACTCTTTCCTGCGTTCGTTGCTTTGAGCATCTACATTGGCGTCTCTGATGTTCTTTCGCTGTTTGGCAATGGTATCTTCAATGCTGCTTATAACGCTTTCGTGAAGCTGCTCGGCTTCTCGGTTCTCCTTGTTGATTTTGTCTATGATGCTGTCTCGTTCAGCTTCATAGACTTGAATCTGCTTGCGGACAGCCATTTTGGCTTTGTATTTCTCATCGCTGCCCTTGCTTGCATCGGCAAGCATATCATCATAATGCTGCAGACCTTTTTCAATTTCTGCTATTCTTTTCTCAAGAATAGGGAAGTCGCAATCTTTGCTTTGCAGTTCTGCAAGTTCGTTAGTGTGCTCACTAATTCGGCTTGGAATTAGTTTGAGTTCCTCTTTTATACCCTTAATCTTGTATGCAAGGTTTTCTCTAAACCTTTCTATATCTTCATTTTCTATGTACTTTTCGAGTAGTGTCCATTCTTCTTTTTGAGATACGACATCAACAAAGTTTGTTTCACCTACCATCTGTTCGAGCAACATACGTTGTTCGCTTGGTGGTAAGGTTGGAAAGTACATAGGGTTGGTAATACTCTTAAACAGAGCTTCGGGCAATATATTTGCTATTTCTGCCTTGTACTCTGTTTGTGTGTACTTGTTTCCATTTACGAAATAGTTTGTAGTGTGTCCTGTGAGAACTTCTTCTTTTTGCCCTCGTGGTTTGCTCCACACATCTTTGCGAACCTTTTCAAGAGTACGTTCCACTCCGTCTACTGACAGCGTAAGCTTAACGCAGTGTTCCAATTTTGGAATTACGTTATTGTTTTCATCTTTGGTGTCTATGCCAAAGACGCTTGCGCCCTCGCTGTTCTTGTCGAACAACACCCATAGAATTGCATCTATGATGGTTGTCTTTCCTGTATGGTTCGCTCCATATATGGAAGTTACCGTATCACAGAAGTTGATTGTTTTCTCACCTAATATTCCTTTGAAATTTTTTAATGTGAGTGTTTTAAAAATGATTTTCATATAATTTTGTTTGTTTTGAATTAGTATTCGTAGCTTGTGGCGGAGTCGAACCGCAGACTAAGTTTATATCCTGCACCGTACAGTACACAAGCCATATAAAAAATGTGCAGCTCATCACGAGTTGCACATTCGACAAAGGTAACATCTGCCTCTGCAGATAATAATTATTATAGTCTATACATTAACAAAATACACTAGTTGCTACAGCGACTTATCACAAGTGGCTATAACTGAACATCAAAAAATCATATTATAAAAATGGTAAGAACCCACTCTCAATTCGATTGCAGCACCGCTAAAGCGTGCGGAGTGGGTTTATATTGAAATTTAGTATTGTTCAAAATTTATTTTAGATGTATGCTTTGCTTTTGCTCCTTTCGCAAAGTGCTATTTACTATCAAATATCGCCACGCAGTTAAGAAGTCTTCGCATATATACACCCATTCGTCCCCAGTTAGCCACCAAAATCACGATAGGCACTCTGTATATTTCCACTTGCGCAGTACCCACTCTGTGTAGAGAAGATGAAAGCGTAGCAGAATAGAGCTTACATACGAAGTTGTTTCCCACGCAAGCGACCCCAACAGCTATTCTCTTTACGTGTTGTAAAGGTGCGTTGCGTACTTACGTCTAAAATCTATATAGTATATTGTTTATGCGAGACAGACGCCAACCCTGCCTACTCTCTACGCTATGACGTTTTTGCGTGCTATATAAACAATATGTATGTTCTTTCTTTGTTTCTTTTGTATCAATAAGTCAAAGACCACTTTTAAAATAGTGGAGAGAAGTGGAATCGAACCACAGATTTAAGCTGCCTACCGTTTTATAAGGCTTCTCTCCCTTTCGGCTTTTGCTGTGAGGAAAGCCGTTAAGTCCTCTTTCTTGTACAGGGCTTTGCGCCCTATTTTGTATGTTGGAATGTTGAGCTTCTTAACATAGCTTTCTGAATAGCCTAAAAACTTTGCAGCTTCCTTGCGTGTCATCATTGCACCAGCATTAAAGCCTAATTTTTCCACAACCTTGTCGGCTACCTTGTCGGCAAGAATGTTAGCCATTCTGTTTGCTATTATGTCAAGCTCACGCGACATCATTCCTCGATATCAATCTCTAACATTCCTACCCATTTGCAAGCTACATAAAATGCTATACAGCTTGCAACAAACACGAAAAGGTTTGCTGCTATTGCAGAAAACAATAAACAGCAAAACGCCGTGATTGCCGCAATTACAGCAAACCTTTGCACCAACGACAGGTTGGCGAACCAGGTAATACAGAATATTTCTTTCATTTCTTTAAAATTATGCAGCGAGGACGCCATAGGGGAACAGTGCCAAAAAAACACTTGCGCCCCCGCTGCTGTTATATTGCTTCTTTGTTTGTTAAGAACTTGTTTACGAAATAAACTTGTCCCTTTCCTGTTACTTTAGAAGTGATGGTTGTGTGCATTACTCCATTGTTACCGCTGCGAGTACCTTTCTTTAATTCAAACAAGCCCTGCTCGATATATCGTTGATTGGGAATGTTGTACCGTTCGCCCTTTGTGCCGAGGTAACCGTTTTCACGGAGCCACTTGAAAAGGCGTCGTTCTCCTATTGGGTAGCCGTTTTGGTTTATAAGCTTTGCAAGTTCACCTATCAGGCACGAAGACGCAGAACCGCTTACAGCCTGTGTGAATGTAACTGCAGGCTGTGCTGCTGCAACTTTGCGCTCTGCTTCAATTCGCTGCTGGCGTTCCTGTTTCAAAGTAGTTGCAAGCTGGATAAGATAGTCGGGGTCTGACAATGTTTTTTCGATGATATTGTCAGTCATATATGCACCGTGCTTTCTGATTGTGGGTAACACCTCGCTTGTTATCCATTTGCGGAACTGCTTTGCTTCGGGCTTGCGGCTGTCAAGAATGACATCGTATAAGCCGTCCTCATTTACGAAGTTTGCCATCTGCATTCCACCTGCAGTTGAAAGGGGTTCGGTTGAAACGACCCCCTTATCAAGTCGCTCTCTTACATGACCTTGCTGTAATCCCAACGCCTTGCATACATCTGCAAGACAGAATAAAGGGTTTACCTCTGTGCCAGCAACACGGACGTTGCCAAATGATGGGTTATTGAATATTTGAATTGCTTGCATATTAGAACTGTTTTACAAAACCTAACTCTCTCGCTTTTTGGCGCACCATATTTTGCATATCAGAGTCGCATTTCCAATGCATTGCATTGTATATGGTTGGCTCGCTCACCCCAAGAATGGCAGCGAGTTTCTTTTTTGCACCTTTTTTTAATTTTATGGGTTTTCTATTTGCCATATCGTTTTTAATTTGTATATTTGCAGTCTAACCATAAAATATCTGAATGGTATTGTTTGGTTATCTATGTCGTTGCGGTGCAAAGGTAGAACTTTTTGTTCTATCGATAAAATAAAAATAGAACAAAATGTACTCTAAAACACTATTTATATAACGTCTAAATAAATAAGTTATGGAAACTACTGAAAATAAAAGACTTATAGATGTTATAGCTTTTCTTAAAAAAGAGCGTGTAATATATAACGAAAGTGATTTTGCTAAACAATTAGAGATTGGTAAATCTTTCTTGTCCGATATTAAAGCAGGTAGAAAGGTTTTGAGTGAACAAATAGTTCTAAAGATATGCGCTTTAGACGCACGGATAAATAGAACTTGGCTTTTAACTGGTGAAGGTTCTATGTTTACTACTGAACCATCTTTGGCTGGCTTCAACGAAATGGAATATACTCGAGTACCTTTGCTCCCTATATCTGCACAAGGTGGCTCGCTTAATGACTTTGTTGTATCTGTCAGCTTGCAAGACTGTGAAAAGATAATTTCTCCTATAAATGGAGCAGACATAGCAATAACCATATCGGGTGATAGTATGGCAGACGAGTATCCGAACGGCAGCATCGTTCTTGCAAAGCGCATAAACGAACGTGCCTTTATAGACTGGGGTAAGGTTTATGTACTCGATACCTGCAATGGGGTGGTGGTAAAAACGCTTACACCATCAGAGAAAGAGAATTATGTGCGTTGCGTTTCGATTAACCCTGCTCCAATATATGCGCCTTTCGAGGTTGCGCTGAATGATATTTACGGAGTGTACAGAGTTATGTTGTGTATGGCAAAGAAGTAAACTAATAAATATAACAACTATGACAAACGAAGAATTGGATACAATTACTATTGAAACAATCGTTGAAGATATATTTACAATTTTATCAATAAAAAAACGAAAGAAAGATATTGTACAGTTTTATATCAATAAGGCTGGGTTAAGTACAGAACTTTTTGCAGCTGAAAATTTAACGAAAAGTCCTGTAACGGTTACAATGATTACAAGGAAAATCGAAAATTTGTTGAAGCAAGACCAAAAGCAGGGTCAAAACTCTTTTCTTAAACTAACAAAAAGCTTTTATTCAAAAAGACCTAAGCATAATCCGAATATAAATCCTACCGAAAGTTTATATACAGGTAAGGCTGGGGAATGTGCTGTAATGTCAGAACTCCTTTTTTATGGATATAATGTAAATAGCATGATGGTTGATGAAGGTGTAGACCTTGTTGCATCAAAAGATAATGTGTACTATTATATTCAAGTAAAGACAACAAATATCACAGAAAAGAATAGGGCTTATTTTAAAATTAAGTCGCAAAAATTTGACGGTTTTTTAGGAACACAAATTCGTTACTTTCTTGTTGCAAGATGTAAAATCAAAAATGAGGAAAGAAATATCTTCTTTTTATTTAATAACGGAGATATTGCGCGCTTATCATCGCAACAAAAAATAAATGAGTCTTCAGACTGTTTAAACATAAAGATAGAATTTGATGATAGAACAGGACGAGCCTTTATATACGATAGGAATAGAGAGGATATTGATTTTTATATGAATAATTTTAATCTGTAATTAGAAATTTAACATCTTAACTTAAAATGAAGAAACAGAAATGGTTTAACCTAATAGTTTTAGTTTCGCTCATCATTCTCTTTTGTTTTCTTCAATATAAAATTCAAGCTATCAATAGGAATTTAGATAGTATTGAAAGTTCTATTTCAGATATTGAAAGTAAATTAGATGACGCTGAAGCAAGTATAAAAATCAATAGAAAAAACATTTTAGAGAATGAAGATGAAATTAATTCATTGGAATTGGATATTGAAGATATAACAAATAATTAAACCAACATTTTATGAAAACATTAATTCTCTCCGCCCTTGCTTTCGTATTAAGTGGGCAAGTAAGCACCGAAGTAAAGACCAAAGAAGCAACAGTCTACATCTGTACTGGTCCAAAGTCAAAGAAGTACCACGCAACGCAAACTTGCCGTGGATTAAACAGATGTTCGGGCAGCATCAGACAGCTTTCTGTGAGCAGCGCAAAGGCAAAAGGATTTACGCCTTGCAAGATATGCTACTAATGAAAAGGTGTATTTAAATTCGTTCTGATGGCTTAGAATCTTTCAAATGATAAAACTATCATCTTTGGTATTTAAAACGAACAGACACAAAATAAACAGGTAAATTAAAGATACTGCCAAACATTGCAACAATGCTCCAAAATCAAATTAGACAGAACAATAAAAACAAGATATGTATCGCAAAGAGTTCGCAAAATCTTATTTGTGATACCAAATAACAGATTAAAAATAAAAACAACTGTATTACAGATAGTTCCATAGAGTAAAATTAACCCCATGCGGATCACCAAACAAAAAGAGGATAATCGCAACGATTATCCTCTTTTTGTTTATATACCACACATTTATAACAGCATAGAATTTCTTTATTTTCTTACGCGAGCAATAGCAGATGCAGGCAGTAAAAACAAGAGCATTGGTGTGGTATGGCTAATGCCATTTGTTAAACTGTTGTTTGCTGCAAAGTGTATGGCAATAGCCTTTATACATTAACAGTTGCTATGACACTTTTCTATGCGGACAAACATATTGCTTGTAAATGGCTTTGTTATAATACTAAAAAAACTGTGGCTTTCGCTAATCTATACCAAACTAATAGGCTATGGGGCAAAGCTTATTTAGTTTCTAACTATCCATTTTGCTTAAAATAGTATACAAACACACTAATGCTATAATTTTCTCTCTCAACATATTTGTATATCGCTTATATCTGCAAGAGCAATTACATATAGGTGTGGGAGTTTTATTTACGTGTAAGTAAAACTTTATTTACACGTAAGTAGAACTTTATTTACACGTAAGTAAAGTTTTACTTACACGTAAATAATACAATGCAATAAGTCGTAAACTATCGTTTAATAGGTCTACAAATGCCATTGCACTGTTGTGTAAATATCGTTAGAACGGTATATAACTTTGAATGAATGTGCATTTAAACAGAATGTTACGATGTAATAAGCAATTTTCTATTAACTTCGGCAAATGGTTTGCCTTTGGTTTGGGGATATAAAGAGAAAATGGTATACAGCCGAACTGCATACCATTTTCTATATCAAAGTGGTGTTACCTTATAGTCTTACCATATTTTTAACGTGTTCTGAAGGTTCAGATAATCCCGGTCGAGTATTGGCTTGTGGTTTGAATCTTCCTCACCTGATATCCAAACAGGGCGAATAGCCTTAGCCTGAGCCTTACCATTTGGCGACAAGTTCCATTCGGTTGGACCGAAGAAGAAGTCTCTCGACAAACCAGCTGTATTGGAGGTTGAGGTCATATACTGTGCGTATGCACCTGCTCCATAGTTCATATCTCTAAATCCTATCATAGGAGATAAGGACGTACGTCTACCTGTAACAGGCAAGAACAAGCCCTTATTTGCACGTACAAGTGCCGTAACATTGGTGTACTTGTAGAGCGATTTTACCCTTATAGAACCAGCCGTTCCAGAGGCTACATTAAGTAAAATACCATAAAGATAGCACAAGAAAATGAAAGCTGACAGAGAGTTATGGTATTTATAATGTGTAATGATGTTGCAGTATACTGAACTGACTGTGGTTTAGATATAAAAAGAGCGAAGAAAGCTAATTGTATTGTTGCTTTCTTCGCTCTACAATATGTTCTTTATAAATTATGAATGCTGCTGTGCTAATATAGCCTGATGTATTAAGCCTGTAATTTCTTCTGTAAGTTCTGGATTATCTTTTAGCATTGTTTTAGTAGCATCTCTTCCTTGCGCCAATTTAGTACCTCCGTAACTAAACCAGCTACCACTCTTCTGAATAATATCAAATTCTACGCCTAAGTCGAGTATTTCGCCCACTTTCGATATTCCTTCACCAAAGAGTATATCGAATTCGGCTTTACGGAATGGTGGTGCTACTTTATTCTTTGCAATTTTTACTCGCACGTGGTTACCTATAATATCATCGCCATCTTTAATAGACGAGGCACGACGAATATCTAAACGCACCGAACTATAAAACTTCAGCGCATTTCCACCTGTAGTAGTCTCTGATGGTCCAAACATTACGCCTATCTTTTCGCGTAGCTGATTAATAAAGATGCAGCAAGTGTTTGTTTTGCTTATAGTGGAAGTTAGTTTGCGCAAAGCTTGGCTCATAAGGCGTGCTTGTAATCCAACATTCGAATCGCCCATATCTCCTTCTATCTCTTTTTTAGGCGTAAGTGCAGCCACAGAATCTACAACAAGAATATCTATAGCCGATGAACGTATAAGCTGATCGGCTATTTCTAAGGCTTGTTCACCATTATCGGGTTGCGAAATCCATAGATTATCAACGTCTACACCTAACTTCTGCGCATAGAAGCGGTCGAAAGCGTGTTCGGCATCTATAAAAGCCGCAATGCCTCCTGCCTTTTGCGCTTCGGCAATGGCATGTATAGCAAGAGTGGTTTTACCTGAACTTTCTGGTCCATAAATCTCTATAATGCGGCCGCGTGGATATCCTCCTACGCCCAATGCCATATTAAGTCCTATGCTACCAGTAGGAATTACATCAACATCTTCTATAAGTTCGTCGCCCATTCGCATAATAGAACCTTTACCAAAGTCTTTCTCTATTTTCGACATTGCTGCTTGTAAGGCCTTTAGTTTACCTTCTGCAGCATTCTGTACTTCGTCTTTTGCCATATATTTCTTTATATTATTTTACTTGATAAGTTAAACTCTTTGTTTTAGAGCGTTCGCCTTTTGTATTACCTATTCCTACCAATGCTTCCAGAATGGTACGAGTTCGATGTGTGCGGTGTGCATAGTCTTCGAAGCTTTCACTATAAGGATCTATTTTTCTTTTCCAACCTTCATAGGGAGCAATGTAGAAATAAGGAAGCGAGTCTGCTAACGAGTTAGTTTTTTCTTCTGTATTGTTTATGCTTTCTATGGTATCTAATGATGCTAGCGTAGGATATAAACATGTTATACCTTCCTGTTTACAGTAGTCTACAACAGGTGTAATCCATTGATTATAGTTACCTCTTATGGACTGTAATGAGAAGTTGTTATATGTTGATTTTCCTATACGCTGTATCGGACGAATTTGCACCACGTTAGGCTTAGTGTCTTTGAACACATCTTTTATATGTATCAGTTCTGCTGCATTATCAGTGTTAACGGTATAATTCAAACGAATACGAAAGTCGGGAAAGTCTACTCTTATTCGTGAGAGATTAGCAATAAGTGTCGTAAACAAAGTGAATTTACCATTTGTCATTAAACTCTCGTAAGTGTTCTTAGTAAACCCATGTGCCGAAATAGTTATCTCTGTCAGACCATTTTCCACCAGTTTTTGCAATTTCTCATAAGTAAGCAGATTTCCATTGGTAGTGATTGTGATGTGTTTCACGCCATATTGCTTACCCAATTTCACCAACTGTAGCAAGTTTTGCGACATAGTGGGTTCGGCGCCACAACCAATTTGCAAACGAAGTGCACGTGGAAACAAAGCTTTTGCTATAACTTCTAAATCGTCTGTGGTAAACTTTCCGTGCATATTCTTTGCTGCTTCGGCATCGCTGAAGTAACACATCTTGCAGCGAAAGTTGCACGACATTACTGGGTCTATATTGATACTGAGATATCTCTGTTTACCCAAATGAAGTGCTAAAATGCCCAAAAGCTTCACTTTCGGGCTATTAATTCGCTGATAGACATTCAGAAGTTTATAGATATTCATGCTTATTATACACCACTTCCGCTGTTCATTCTTTCTTCTTTCGCTTCTTAGGATAGGGCAACACCTCTGCCAAGATGGCTACAACCTTTACTGCGTGGTCTGCTCTTGATACATCGAGAATGTAGTGTTCTTTTGCTCCGTTGAATGGATAGCCTTTTTCTGCTTCTGCCATTAAAGTCTCAATTGCCTTGTGTTGCTTCACGAAAGCAATATTGTCGCAAGCTATGATGACAGGCTTTTCGTTGGCATATATCATATACTCGCCGAACATCTTGCGGTATCTGATTGCTCCAACAGCTTCTATCTGTTGGCAAACAAACTCAATAAAGTCTAACGAACACGACATATCGTTTTACTGTCCAGTTTCTTTAATATTCAAATCCTACAATTCCAGGTCGCCACCGAACACTTCGTGCCACGGCAAACCTTGCTTGTTTAGCTGTTCCATAAATGGGTCTGGGTCAAAATCTTCCAAATTCCACACACCTGGTTTACGCCAAACACCTTTAAAGAACATCATTGCTCCAATCATTGCAGGCACTCCTGTTGTGTAACTAACGCCTTGCATACCTGTTTCTTCGTATGCAGCTTGATGCTTACAGTTATTGTAGACGTAATAAGTCTGTTCCTTTCCGTCCTTAATACCACGAATACGGCAACCTATAGATGTCTCTCCGTCGTAATTTTCGCCTAAGTCTTGTGGGTTGGGTAGTACGGCTTTGAGGAACTGAAGCGGTACAATCTTCACTTTTGCATTCTTCCCTGATCCGTCAGCAAGTGGAGCTTCGTATTCTATCTCATCAATACGGCTCATTCCTAAATTCTGTATGCAATCCAAATAAGTAAGGTATTGCTTACCAAAGGTCATCCAAAAGCGAGCACGTTTAATGGTTGGGTAATTCTTAACTAGCGATTCTAATTCTTCGTGGTGCATTAAATACGAATCGCGTGCACCTATATTAGGATAGGTTAAATCTTGATGCACGGCTAATGGTTCTGTTTCTATCCATTCGCCATTCTCATAATATAAACCTTTTTGTGTGATTTCGCGAATATTTATCTCTGGATTAAAGTTTGTTGCAAAGGCTTTATGATGATTGCCAGCATTGCAATCTACAATGTCGAGATAGTGAATTTCGTCGAAATAGTGTTTTGCTGCGTAGGCTGTAAATACCTGCGATACTCCGGGGTCGAAGCCACAACCCAGAATAGCTGTAAGTCCTGCCTGTTCAAACTTTTCTTTGTATGCCCATTGCCAGCTGTATTCAAAATGAGCTTCGTCTTTTGGCTCGTAGTTAGCTGTGTCTAAATAGTTGCAACCACATGCCAAACAAGCTTCCATAATAGTAAGGTCTTGATATGGCAACGCAAGATTTATCACCAATTCTGGTTTAAACGAATTGAAAAGTGCCTTTAATTGTTCCACATCATCGGCATCAACCTGTGCTGTTTTAATATCGGCTTTATAACCTTTGTTGTGAATAGACTTCACCAATTCATCGCATTTCTCCTTACGCCGGCTTGCTATCATAAAGTCGGTGAATACATCTTGGTTCTGAACTATCTTAAATGCGGCTACGGTGGCTACTCCACCTGCACCAATCATAAGTACTCTTCCCATTTTATAATTTATTTTATCTTATACTTTTATCTATTTCTTGCGATGTTATCCCCATTGCATTCATTAACGAATAGCCTAATATTTGTTGTTTAAAGTTACCCCCCTCCATAGGCATCATTGCAAATAGAGTGATGTGTTTATGCTCATCGTCCACGTCTTTCACTGTATTACGGATAACGCTACAGATGTTACCTTCTTCTGCATTTGGCACAAGCATAATGCGATGTACTTCATCGTGGCTAAGTGCAATGCGCAACACATCGAGCAAAACATCGTCTTTTTCTGCTAAAGCACTACCTGTTGCGATAGTGTTAATTATAAATTCGCCCAGCTTTTCGTCAGCGAAAGCCTGTTTGTCTAGTTCTCTTTGAAAGTCGGAAGGTACAAAGTTTTCTAACGTAGCTTTATTCTTATCGTGCAAGAGCACTACTTGTGTTTCGTGATTGCCTGGCTTCAACCGCCCGTCAAGAGCAACATCTACAATCCATTGGCTAAAGTCGGCTGCTGGAATTTTTCTATTGAGCATTCGCTCAAAGTTTACAATAAGGTTGAACGCCACCTTGTCAATATAATCGGCATCAACAATGATGATGTTTTCACTCATTTTAATATTCTGCGAATTTTGTGTATTCATTGCCACAAAGTTACATTAAAAGACGTAAATGCCAAAACTATTTCAGCATTTTTTTGTTTATTACTATTACATTCTCTACGTAAAATCAATAGAGAATGTCGTATAATACTTATTAAGGTTTCTAACTTACTTTCTAAAAGCATTGCGAGTTATTGTTCCAAAAGAATAAGATGAGAGAATTGCCTATTATTTATTGCGCATTTGTAGGTATAAACACATGATATACAAAATATTAGACCTATAGCTCATTTTGCAGGATGGAATCCTCCTTAACTACCGATATACACTGGTGTTCTCAG